CGTGGGATTACTACGCCGTCTGGCGCGCTAATGTTAATGTCAAAAGCTGAGTCAGTAGCCAATACCCACAGTGCCTCAATGACAGCTAGGATAGCTAGTGGGTACTCTTCTACGGCCGGAATAGAGCTTAGCTTTACCGTTGAGCCGTAGGAGTCTGAGCGATTATAAGTATGCTGTTCAATAGCTGTGCTCAAGAAGTTAGTAATGTCTGAATCTGTGAAGTAACGGTATCTAACACCAGTTATTACAATAGCCGCGCCTGAAGCCGGGGCTGTAACAAAATGAACTACCCCGATATCTTGCTCAAGGGTATATCCCGCTGGGGTTGCTACTGGAGAGCCTGCTTTAGTGACCACTAGTGTGGCTGGGTCGATAGGCTTGCATTCTAAAGTAAAGTCTTTAGTTACACCATCGCCTGTAGCTTTAAACGTGAATTGGACTGGTTGGTCACCTAGTTCAAGGCGCACTCTTGATATTAAATCAGATAAGACAGCCACCTGTTACTCCTCACGTTGCTGTAACAATAATACTTGTATAAACGAAGAAGCGCCTCGTAAACACGAGGCGCCCACTCCGATAGATATGTCTTAGATAACTCCTGCGAGGTATCCCTTTTCCTTTAGGTGAAGGGCTACGTCCTTAGTTACCTTATAGCGCTGTCCAGCTTTAAAGTTGTAGTTGTTTCCAACTCCGAGTGTCATGTTCTCAACATCTTGAATTACACGAATCTCTACGTTTTCATCACTAGGGCTGCCTACAGTAACCGGCTCATCTACGATGATAGTCTGGCGGTCTGGGACAGTAGCGTCGATTACATCAACGTCTAGTGAAAGTTTTGCCTGGGCTGTTGCCATAGACATTTCATTTGCACGGTCTGCTTGAGCTTGAATATTAGCTTCTAGAAGCTGCTCGCGTACGCGACCTGTTGCATCAGTGGGCTTTGCTTTTGTTGCCATTAGTATTCTCCAATTTAGTGTCTCTGTTTAAATAGGGCGGGGGCTTTCGCCCCCGCCCGTCAAGCTATGTATTAGTTGGTTTCTGCAATGATTACAGACTGGTCTGTGATAAGACCAAGGCCGAAGATTGAGTACCAAGCAAGTGCGTGCTCACGACCGAAGTCAAGAATACCGCCATCGCGGAGTTCTACTGGGAGTGAGATTGCGTGACCGAATGCGTTATCTCCGATGAAGATAGCTGAGTAACGGTCTGATGAACCAGCGCCTGTGTATGTAGCAGGTGTTGTGTATCCTCCACCAGCTGCAACTGTTGGGTTAGCAACAGCAACATCGCCAGCGTAAGAAGTACCAGCTCCACCAGCAACCTTGAGGACCTGAGTTGTTTCGATGAATACTGTGTCGTAAAGACGACCAATTTCACCGAGCATGAAGTTACCTGGTGCTGCGTACTTGGTTACTTCGATGAATTCAGGATTGTCACGGAGCTTACGTGATTGGTGGGGGTGAACAAACGCAACGTAAGTTTCGCCCAAACGAGGGATGTTCTTGGTTGCAAGTGTCTCAACTGCGTCCTTGACTGTGTGTGGTGTCAAGTAGTATGCACCTGTCATTGCTGCGCGAGCAGTATTTCCTGTGCTTGAAATCTTTGTACCATCTGCATACCAGTTGTTGACAGCAGAAAGGTTTGAGCGGTCTTCACCATAGATTGTTGAAGTTGCTGCGTAGAGTGTATCGCGTGATAGCTGGTCAAGATAGATAGCCATGTTACGACCAAGAAGACGTGAAGCTGAAGCCATTACGTCATCGAATGAAGCGTTGAGCAAGAGCTCCGATACAGCAAGAGCATAACCATGCTCAGCTACTGTGATTGAGAACTGCTGTGCTGTGAGAGCGTTGGTCTGCATACGTACGCCTTCAACCAATGGGGCTGCAAAGCCGAGGTTGTTGTAACGCATGAAGTTAATCTGAAGACCTGGTGCAACACCAAGTTCTGTCTTCTTAACTGCGAACTGCTCAAAGCGAAGGATAGGCATTGCCTGGAAAAGGATTTCCTTTGACCAGATGGTCTGAATCGCTTGTGTAAGCTGTGTATTTGTGCCTGAGTAGGCGGTAGGTGCTGCGGCTAGATTGCCTGTACCTGTGATGCTTGATGCCATTTAACTATGACTCCTTAAGTATTGGGGTTGATTGATTTTATTTAACCCAGTAGTCCGCGGTTCTTCCCACGAGCGGAATCGCTCATGAGTCGGTCGCGTACCTTGGCGTATTCGTTTACCGACATTGACGCAATATCTTGCGCCGTGAACTGGCGTGATTCCGAGTAGGTGTCCAGAGGTCCGGATGCAGGGAGCGTTGCTCGTGTTCCTGACATCTCCTTGCGAGCATTCTGAGTTGCAGATAATGCATCTTCCATAATGCTTGCGGATTGTTCTTTAAGAGAATCCACACTTGCTTGAATCTCTTCAGGAGTATTCCCCTGAATGTACCCAATCAACTGCGGTATAATATTGTCACGTTCTTGTTCAATAACTTGACGACGAAATTCATTCAAGCTTGCAAACTGACGTTCCTGCTCCAATAGAGCGAAGGCTCGTTCGCGTTCTTGACGCTCACGCTCCAACTGCTCACGCAACTCATCTGCTGTTAACTTGATAAGGTCCTTGGCGTCCAAGTCGTTTTCAAGTTGTTCGCGGGTTTTAGCTGCTATAGCTGCTTCTTTTTCTGCCGCTTCAGCTGCTTTGCGAGCTGCTTTTTCTTCTTTATCTTTCTTAAGAGAAAGAACTTCTTCCTTTAATCTTTCAATCTCTGGATAGAGTTTATCTTTTTCTTGAGAACGAACCTTAGCTAAATCCTCATCAGTATAAAACTTAGGGTTTTTAACTTCAGGTTGTTCAGTAGTAACAGTAGGCGCGTCAACGCCCGACACATTTACTACTGGAGCGGTACCAGCTTCTGCTTCAAAAGCAGTAGCCATTTCATTTGCATCTGACATGATTATGTCCTTATCCTAGGGGTCGTTTTCCGAATGCCTTGCGGCGTAGCACATCTGACCGAACGTATTTATTACTGTCTTTATTCTGACAATTTACTATGAAAATGTCTGCTTAAATAGCATTATTTTTCGTAGTCTTGCGGAACTCTCTTCTGTGGAAGTTTGGTGCCGTAAGCTTCTGTTACCAGCCTGTTTCTGATGGACTGGTCTGCAACTTGAGCGTCAATAGTTGCGTCATCCATAACTGCTGGTTCTGTTTGTGTTGGGACCATTGGCTGGGTTGGGTTCTTAGATGAAGCTGAAGAGCCTCCCCCAGTTCCTCCGCCAGGGCCTACTGGCTCAGGCATTTGGCCTGTAAGTGTCAAAATGTCTTGTTCAATCTGTGTCTGAATAAGCTTAAGCGCGCCATCGGCAACCGCTTCATCCTGTAGCTCTCTGCGGATTTCAGTTAGCTTTTCAACTGGGAACTCTTCACCTAGGATGCGCAAAGCGCCTTCCTTAGACTCAAGACCAAGAGAAAGCATAGACTGAACCTCATTGATAGCAATAAGCTTGTCAAGAGGAAGTGGCTGTGGGAAGTGTACGTAAGAGCGGTATGTAATAGGGTCATTAAAATCTAGCTGTGCTAGCTGACCTTCTTTAAGAGGAACTGTGCTCTTATCAGGGTCCCACTTGAAGGTCTCTGGCTCTTTAAGAGCAAGGTTCAAAAGGATAAGTTCATTGACGCGCTCTAGTCCATGCGCGTATTGAATAATCTTCTGGTGATAACGGTTCATCAAAGGCTGGAACATAATAGAAAGCGCAACACCGGAAGTGTTAGAGATAGGCATAGCTTGACCTAAAGCAGTCTCTGGAATACCAATCATTTCATGCATTGACTTCTTCATCATTGCAAGAAACTCCATAGCACCCTTTAGCCCTTGCGCGCCGCCTTCAAGATTCTCAACGCGGGCATCTTTAGGAAGTCCTCCCCAGACTTTATTTGCTCCCTTTTCAAGCTGGGATGCTTTTGCTCCAATAATAACTGTAACCGGTGCAGCATGGTAATTAACAATGTCGGCAATATCAGTAGCAGTTTCGTTATAAGCACGATTGATATTGATAATGTCAAAGCAATCAGCCAGACCCCAAGGGCTGCCACTAATACGAACGTTTGGAATGTGAATAACAGGAATAGTGCCAAGCGGGTTAGGGCGTGAGTCAATGAGTTCGTCGTTGATGTATTCTTCGATAACATCATCTGTCAAGATTTCCGTGTAAGTAAAGACTTGACGTGTGCCTTCAAGCGAAGTGCCCCAGAAGCGATACTTGAGCTTAAAACGAATAAGGCGCTCGCGGTCATGAGGATGAAACTCTGGAAAAGCGAAAGCCGCGTTAAGAGGTAAAATGCGAACACGGCCAGGGTGAGTGCGGCCAGAAGGGTCAGTATAAGATTCTTCATATGCAACCTTAATAAATACGTCTCCGGAAACCGCGCCTTGTTGGCCCACTTCCCAAAGAACAGTGGCTTTGTTGTTATCTACTTCCCATACTCTTTCAAGTAGGTCAGGGACAATAGCTTCCGTCTCTTTTACGCTACGGAAGTTGACACCCTTACCAAAAGTAAAGTTAGTAATAAAGTCTGTGAAAGCGCGGTAATAGTTAAGTACTAGCTGGGTCTCGCCAGTGTTGCGGCGATATGAATAATGATGACCAAGATACATGGCCCAGTTAAGGCTGTAACGGTTTAAGCGAGGGCCGTGGACTTCAAACTCTTCATCCGCTAGTTCAACAAGACCTAGTGGGGAAATGGAGATTGTTAAGTCAGACGATGCTGCGCGATAACTCGGAGGGGAGAAATCAACACCGCTCACTAATCACCTCTTTCACTTTATTAGGCATATCCTACCACTAATTACTAAAGCTGTACAACGCTTGACTTAACGGTTAAGTTCTATACCTTCTTAGTTACCGGGTGGGTAACCTTCTTCTTTGACATCTCTTCTTTTTTATCTAACTCTTCTTGCTTATAGTCTCTAAACCTAGGGTCAATATCTTTTTTGGAATCTACAAATTTGCCACCTAGCTGAAGGTAACGAGTGTGAATCCAGTGACCGCGTGCAGGAGAGTTTTTAGAAAAACGAGTTAATGCTTGAGCAGTAATCATGTTCCATAGTTTAGGGTTAGCCGCCTCTTGTTTAGGGGCCTTCTTAACTTCTCTACCTCTAATTAATGCCATTTATAATCCTTTGGAAAAGCCCCACCAATCCTGTTGCCAGGATGGTGGGGAGCTAAGTTCCTAATTAATCAGTTACTACTGCTGGGTTTACGGACTTCTGAACGCCACCGCTGCGGAATACTTCCTCGATACGGTTGTCGCCGTGGTCTGCAAAACCACCAGCTGCAAACTCAGTAAGATGGTCTGGAGCTTCTACCCATGCTGCAGAACCAACGTGAGCACGCTCACGCATTGTCTCTTCTGGTAGCTTCTCAAACACATTCTGATTACGGTTTGGGCGGCCTGGTGCAGGCATGTATCCCTGCATTGCGCCATTTGTGAATTCCATTGGAACATCTGTATCTGTTGCTACGCCTTCTTCAAAGCGTAGTGGGCCGCGCTGACCTGGTGTAGCAGGTGAGAACTTGCGGTCATAGACAGTGCCTGGACGTTCTGGGAACTTTGGGTCTGGTGCGATTGTCATTTATAACTCCTAAAGTGTGAAGTACTTCAAGTAAAGTTTGACCTGTATTTAGTTAAATTTCAGGCTAAACGTTAATTAAAGAATGGCGAACTTGTAACCTCTACCGAAGGCATTGTCTGGTCTAGGGTTAGAGAGCAGGCAATAGCTAATGAGTCAGCAAAGTCATCGTGGGCGTGTGCCTCGTCTGGGGCTGCCGCCAAGAAGTTCGGGCCTGTAAACTTGGTTTCTAGGTCAGTCATCTGCTGGTAGAAACGGCGCCATGAGCTTAAACGGCGTGTTCTTGAGTTAGCAGGCCACCCAATCATTCGGCGGTCAATCAGAGCTTTAAGATGCTTCCATCGCTTAGACTGCTCGCTTTGGCTGGATGTAAGAGGGATTACCTCAGCCCTAGGTAATAGAATCTTTAAGCGCTGAGCTACTGCATCCCCCACACCGTTGGCATCTACTCCGACGTACATCACATCGTAGTTAGATAAAAAGTTAACAATCTGGAAGTATTGGTCTTCCCAGTCATCACCCTGAAGCTCTAACCAATTAAGAACTCTATGGTCAAAGTAACCAAACTCGTCTGGTCTATCCCAGTCAACCCAGACTACTGTTACAACTGTAGAGTCAAGTTTACGCGCAGGGTCAATACCTACTACAACAGGCGTACGGTGCCAAGCGCGAGTAATCTCAGCTGATGTATCACCGAGCTCATCCATAATAGATGATGTTATGAACATACCGCGCTCAAGTAACCACTTGCAGTTATAGGACATTTGGAACTCATCAGAGTCCTCACCAATGCGAAGCATTTCTTTTTTAATGTACTTACCATAGTTAGCGTTAACCTTAGACACTTCACGCCAATCCCATTCAAAGTGATTCTGTCGTTTACCGCGAGTAGTTTGACGGCGCTTGTTTAATTGAATAGACCTGTAAAAGTTGTTCTTACTTGTTGTGGGGGTTCCTGTTTTAACCATAGTTCCCGAGTAATATGCCAACATAGGGGAGATAGACTTAGATACTACAAAGTCGTCAGCCTCTTGACACTCATCAATAACAATGAGGTGGAAAGACTCAGATTCAATCTTAGCTCTAGGGTTAGCGGTCATCATGGTCAAGCTACTGCCTGAGTTCTTTAGGACAATCTTACGCTTAACTCCGCTTACTCTACCCAAGTTATCATCAATCTCTGGGTCACCAAGAATCTCTAATGCGCGCTCTGATGTGAGCCTATTAACGGTACGGCCAAAGAGAGTTTCTACCTGACCCTCTACTGGCGCAAACATACCAATCATAATTCCATTGTTAAACTTACCAAGCAGGTCTGGGTACATCTTTGCTAAGCGTGGAAGTAGAACCATAAGAGTAGCTACTGTGTTAGCAATTGTTTCTGATTTACCTGACTGACGTGCGGCTAGTGCAGTTATTTCTTCACCATCATTAATGATAACTGATTCAATAATGCGACGGGCTAACGGCATTTGGTATGGGTGCAGGCTATGACCTACGAGGGCATCCATGAACTGAATGCAACGGTCAATGAGCTTGTTTACAAACTCTTTAGAAAGCTCGTCAAGTTCAATTTCTTCATCATCCGGTAACGGTTCTTCAATATCAGGAATGAACTCGTCTTCTTCGTCATCTAATAAGTGTTCCATATAGACCCTAGTTTAGAAGTAAACAGAAAGTCTGGGTCGTTAAACCCAGACTTGTCTGATGCCATCTACGGGGAGAGAAAGAAAGGCAGGTTTAGTTTACACTAGCGCATACGCTTGTGCAATTCCTCAACCACCGCATGAAGAGCTTCAGCACCTTGTCTAGCTTCATCTAAATAAAACATTTCACGACTTCTTTGATAACCAGATAAACAACGACCTATCTCAGTAAGAGACTGGTCTACCCATTGTTCTAATTCACCAGTAGGGATTTTAGCTACCCTTTTAGCTACTTTTTCAGAAAAGGGTTTATCCCAATTAGTGTTGTTCTTCTTTAAAAATCTCATCATAATCCCCATCCTCAGGTTTCCAAGCTGTCCTAGACCACATGGCTTTAAAAAGAAGCTCATCTATAGCCTCATTGTCATCCCAGTGAAGTCGGGGGTTATGGTAGAACAACCCCAGGTAATATCCAGGTTTTGTAAAGGGTACCCTAAAAACTAAACACTTGCCAAGCCGGTAAGGCATCTCAGTTTCTTGTGTGGTTCCAACTTCAACAATAGGTAATAGCTTTGTGTGGTAGTACTCAAGTCTTCCAACGTATAGTGGTCCGAATGTTTTCATAGATAACCTTTAAATAGCTCCTCTGCCGTAAAGCTTTGTAGGTTTACCTGCCCCTCAGAAAAAGCCTTGCTCTTCTGCATTTTGTTAGCGGTCTGTGCGGATTCAGATATCTGAGCTTTTACACCAGCGGACATAGCATCTAAATCAGCAGGTCCCATATCAGGCCATGTATCAAGGCCTTCAACTCTTAGGAACTCTCCCGTAGACCCACTATCTTTTAAACCAATCCACATGTGAACTGGAACATCGTTATATTGCCACCAAGTGTTATCTCTAAATACTACGATAAGGGCTCGTGTGTTTGGGTTGTACCCGATAGTTAATGCGCGAGGGCGTTTAGGGTTTGTTGTGGGCGCTGTAATAAGTTCGCCACCAACGGAATCTAGTTCATTATCAGCGTAACCAGATACATCTTTTGGAATAGTAATATCCCAATTATCAGCAAGTTGTTCATTGCGCGCTGTACGCTGTTCAACTTGACGACCAAACGTAACTTCATCAAATGTAGGAAGATTAGTTTTGTTTTTAGGTGCTGGATACTGCATCTCATCAAAGCTTGGTATGCTAGGTTTTTTTGGCATTATTCCTCACAAATATGAAATTCGGTTTCTGTTTCTACTACACGCTCAGAGCATACAGAACATCTTAGATAACGTAAAGGCTTGTAATTGTTTTGCACAGTAGCGCCAGGTAAAAACCCTGAACCGTCTTCCGCATAAGCTTCATCATAGTCATAAACAATTTCAGGTTCAGATAAAGAATGACCTATAGTTAGCTCTGGTGGGAACGGGCCTTTTGGCGCAGTTAACTTATCTGGAACTGGATGTACCTGTACAGCTTGAGTATTAATTATTCTCATCTGAAGGCGCCGCCTTCTTTTTAGTTTTAGGCGCAGTTGTTTCTTCTAACGGCGCCTCAACGACAGCTAATGGAAAATGTCCAGCTTCTGCTCGGCTATGCAACCAAACAGGAAGACAATCTGCACAGTAGTTGATTGGGCTCAAGCCCGGGTCCGCGCAAGTGTATATTGCGGTTTGCGCACAGTTATCACATGTAAGCATTAGTTCCTCCTAAAGCATTTAGTATATAGTAAAAAAGCTATAGGGGCTATTCTACGTCGTCCACATGCTGCTCAAATCGTCCTTCAAGGCGCGCAACTCTATCAGCTATGATTATTTGGTGCTCACGTAGTTCTTTAACAATAGGTAGGATTTGAAGCTTAACTACATCTAGAAGGGAACTTCCGCCATTGTGACGTAGTTCATTGATAGGCTCTTCCATAGTAGCTGTATTAGCCTCTATAGCCTGCCGTACAACCGTTTTAAACAATTTCCAGGCTATTCCGCCTACAACTGCTGCTACGCCTGTGTATGCGGCTATGATGGTCGCTATATCTGTTGCGGACATTTGTATCCATTCTGTGTTTGTATTTTAATATATACAGAATTATTGTCCAAATAATATCCCAAAATATGCGAATTAATACAATTTTACACATAAATAAATAAATAAACACGTAAACACGCTTAGTTCAACTTGACATACCCTGTAACTCTTTGGTTTGCTAGTACATGACTAAAGAGCCGTATGGGTTCCTTTGCCGACTGAGAGGAGCAGCAATGCTTAATATCAGAATCAACTTCAGTGTTGACCTAAAGAAAGTAGGAGTTATATGGACGACATTCGTCTTAATGTTCTCTCACCTGGTGATGCCGCCAACTGCAAGTGCGCTAACTGCCACTGCTCTGCCGGAGAAGCCAATAACGGTCAGCCTGACTTATCTGAAAGTAACAACAACTAAATCACAGGCCAAGGCAGCTTTGGCTAGCCCCCACTCAAAGTACTTTGATGCGGAAGCTACTGCTTTCTTGACTTCTTATTCACAAGATTGGAAAGTAAAAGACTGGACCTGTTTACGTACGCTGTGGACACATGAGAGCCACTTTAACCCTAAAGCTAAGAATCTTAGCTCGGGTGCTTACGGAATAGCGCAGTTCTTACCCTCTACTTGGGGGAACTATAAAGTTACAAAGACAGCCGATGCTCGGCTCCAGATTAAATACGGCCTACGTTATATTGAAAAACGATACGGAACCACAGCTGACCCGAACGGCGCATGTAGCGCGTGGAAGTTCTGGCAAAAACATACTTGGTACTAAAGCAAAAGAGCCCCTGGTTACCCAGGGGCTCTTCTGTTTAATGCTGGTCTTAAGCTATTAAGCCCAAGATGTCATTGTGATTGTAGCTGATAGAGCTACTGAAGCTGCATTCGCTGCAGTTGATTGAGTCTTCACTGTTCCTGATGCACCAGTTAGCTTTGTACCAGGTGTGATAGCGCCTGAGTCGGCAACTGTCCATCCTGAACCAGCAATAACAAGTGTGCTTCCTGAACCACCTGTTACAGTCCAAGTACCAACAAGTGCTGCTGGGATACCTGTACCTGTAGCGATAGTGACCTTAGTACCTACTGGCCATGTGCCTGTTCCACCAGAAACAGTTACAGTTGCTGCAGTAGTTGTTGTTACGTTAATCTGTGTAGGCTGTGTAGCTGTGTTTGTAACACCAGTTGTATTTGTGATGTTAGCTGTAGCGTATCCAGCATCCTTAAGGGCATCAAGGCCGAGGGCTGTTGTGAGACCAAGGATTGAAGGAACCTTAATGTAAGCAACACCCGAAACGTATGAACCATCAGCTGCTGTTAGGGCATCTGAACGTTGTACGATACCGTTGTTGATGTTGATAAGTGAACCAGTTGTTGAATTAGTTACTGTAAAGTAGTCACGGGTAGCCTTAGCAACTGTTGCTGAAGTAAGGTTAAATCCGCTACATCCTGTAATATCCACAGTGTCTCCTGCGCTCAAGAAGTTTTGGCAAGAGTAATTAATAGTTGTCCCGTCTCCATCAACCTGTGTGATGTTGAACTTACCTGTAGCTGCAGTAAAGCCTGGATATCCAGCCCATCCGCTTTCTACAGTTTCGTGACGGTTGCTATAAACAGTCTTGTTAGCAATAACGTTTGAGCCTGAGTATGCAGAAGTTCCTGCAAAGTCTAGACGAGCTCCTGTTACAGCAGTTGTTGTACCCCAACCGTAGTCAGCGCCAACTCCTGGAAGAACGTTGTCTCCAACCTTAGCTACAGCTGTCTGAGCTGTATCAGATACAGAAACTGTGCTTAGAACTGTGAAGCCTGTGTAAGCTCCAGCTGAGCCTACGAGGGTGTTAATTGTTGCGTTTGTTAGGTTAGCAGCAGTTGTTGTAAGGCCTGTGATGGTTACCTGCTGTCCTACGTTAAATGTGTTTGCAGCTGTGTACGTAATGATAGCTGTTCCGCCGCTTCCGCTGCTTGTAGCTGCTGTTACTGTAGCTGTCTTGTATGAAACCTGAGATGTGCCTGTTCCTCCGCCGATGTTAACTGCGGCGGTCTCTGTACGCTGGTCGTTTGGCTGGATAGCCATGTTTCCCCAGACGAAATCAACTGCTGGGTTCCCAGCGGAATCAAGCAGCGTTCCGTTGTTATTTGTTGCCATTGTTTATTTCCTATCTATAGATGTTAGGTATATCCCATGCGCGAGGGGACACACTTAGTATCTAATAGAAAAGGAATGGTGTCAGGGCTTAATACTAATTAGCTTCCATACCAATTCGGTAACCTTTTTTGTAATGAGCCAAAGGTACAGATTCTTTTTCCCTAACCAATTCCATTTTACTTTCAAAAAAGGCTGGTTCTTCATTTATGCGGTGGTCCCAGTCTTCACGTTTAATTGGAATAATTGAAAAAATGGGCGTACCCGCAGGAATTACACCCTCAAATCCTTCTTTAATATGAAAGCTTACGTTACCTGGAAGGGGGTATACGTCATAATCGGCTATCCCAGAAACCGTAGTAAATGGTAAATCATATCTATTTAACGGGTGTGTGATTAACGCAGACCAACCAGCAGGCATTTGAAAGCCCCAGTGCATTTGCCACCCAAAATGGGCTTTGTAATGACCGGTAGGTACCGGCATTTCTTTAAGTATTCGATTTCCCGCGGGTTCAGATGGGGAGTCCCAACTTAGGTTGGGTATGCCATTTTTATCTATAGATACATTCAAATCTGTATGTAAAAGGTAGTGGTACCCGGCAGTCATAGCGTCGTAGTAGGGCATACAATGCTTTAAGCTTAAAAACACATTTTTACGATTGGCGGTGCCCTCTCTCATCTTATCCGCGTCGCCTTCTCCATGAAACCTGGGCATATCTTTCCAGTAAGGGGCTATATTCTTTTTAGCGGGGGCTGGCGATAAATAACTACCTGCGCCGGAACCCCAGGGGTAAAACTCAATTATGTTAGTCATTTAAACTTTTCTCCAAATCATATAGAGCTTTAGCAGCGGGGTATTTATGACCAGTTTTTTCTACCATAGTGTACATGTCCGCATAAAACTTTTTATAATTCAATCCAGCGGCCGCTTCATAGTCTTGTAAAAGCTCTAATGTGGGGGCTCCCCATTCCCCTAAAACCTTACCCGTTAATATCTCTTTGTTTCTTAAAGTCCCTAACACTACTTTATCTTTAAAAGATATACCTTCTTCATTCTTTTCAAGATATGTCTCTTTCCAAGAGTTAGGTACATCCCTACCCATAGTGTGCATCTCTCTAGTCCATAAAACATGGTCTTTCATATTAAATATCCTATATCCACGTGTCCATGCGAGCATAGCAATAACATTTTCTTCATGATATGCAAGCTTAGGGTCATACTTTACCTCTTTAATAAAAGAGGCTGATGCAAATAAAAAATGACCTGATATAAAGTATTGTTCATCGTAGTTTGATTGGTAAAACGTTCCCGCAGCCGCGGCAGGAGAGTCTAAGGCTTCTATGCCATATGCAAAAGTATAATAACGCTCTTTGTCTTCCATACCTATAGCTAAAGGGTGGCTCTTAGCTACTAAAGTCCAAGGGGTGTAGTACCCTTCCCAATCAGTATTTTTAGCCATAGTAAGTTTTTCACCGGTAACTCGGTCTCTAAAATAATATGGAACATAGGCAGATATAATTGGTTTTTTTACACTTTTATTTAATTCGTTGTAGTTATTTATTAAACAAGAATCCCAATTTTGTTTAAAAACCGTATGCGCATCAATTTGTAAATAATACGTTTCATTATTATATAAAGAAGCAGCCATCCCTCGTGCAGTACCTAACCCAAGCCCGATAGATTCAGTAATTTTAATAGTTTTTACAGTAGGCCACTTGCTCAAATCAGGGAAGTTACCTGCAGGGTAATGAAGTACAATTCCAATATGTATATTATCTGGGTTAGTTGCTTTTTCTAAAGCTGTTTGTACAGTATCTACAAGGTCTTCTTCATTGTATGCAGCTATATTTACAAATATAGTACTCATTGCATTACCACTTGGACAGAGGACATTTTGCTGACTCAAGCCTAGTCTTAGCTTTCATGAAACACCCACACTGTTTGCATTGGTGAGTTACCGGAACTATCTCAGGGCACATTAAACAAATAGCCATACGAGACTCGGCAGTAGAGGCGTCAGCTTTTATTGTTTTTGGGTTTAATAAGTCCAGGGGGGTAACCCCATTTTTTTCTTTATACAGCTCCCACTTAGACTTAGTTGACTCAGGCATTTCAGTTAATACCGCAGTTACAAAGCTGTGTGCAGTTTGCTACACTCCCATTTTCTGGAGCAGAGTGCGGGTACCATGGGTCAAGACCACGAGGATTAAACTCGGGGTCAACAACAAATTCGTAATTTACAAACTTTGCGTTTGGGGCTATAACAAATGACCCGTTCTTATGGTTATCAAGGTTAATTACTTTGGGTTCACTCAAAAGTATGCTTCCAAAATACTCAGAAGTCTGTAGGTCAGTCAATAAGTCATCGCCTTTAAACAACCTTACTGATAGACCTTCATGCTCAGGGTAATCAACAGAAACATCTTCAACTCGGGTGCACTCTAAAAATAACTTACCTGTAGCAAGAGGAAGAGGGACATCGTATAAAACGTCCTCACCTATAACCCAAGCTAAGGCTATGCCTTCATCGTTTTCGTCGTACACATACGCCAAGTCGGTATCAGTTAACACGTGTTCTCCTTTTTGTATATTAAACCATTACATGACTAAACAGTCAAACTGTTAACCGTATTGACAGCAAGAACCTGTTCCGCCATTACAGCCAGCAGGTCCGCAAATACCGTTTCTGACGTTTTGAGATGTACAGGTGTAATTAATACATACTGGTGCATAATAAACAGGTGCAGCGTAGTATTGAGGGGCTGCATAATATTGAGGGGCTGCATAATATTGAGGGGCTGCATAATAAACAGGTGCAGCGTAGTATTCAGGAGCTGCATAATATTGAGGAGCTGCGTAATAAACGGGTGGTGCATAATAAACCGGAGCCGTTGGAGTTACAGAGTTAGATGAAGAAGAAGTATCTGAGGTTACACCGTAGTTAGTTAATCCGTTTACAACAAATGTATACGCAGTTCCATTATTTAATCCAGATATAGAAATAGGAGAAGAGGTTGATGTTCCCTGTACCCCTCCAGGATTAGAGGTGGCATAGTAAGTGATAGTGTTTTTTCCAACGTAAGTGGAGGGGGTAAAAGATAGACTAGCTGAAGAGTCGCTAGATGAAGCAGTGCCCACTGTAGGGGTGTTGGGCTTCTTACCCTCAGAGGACGTATTACCTGGGATTGGCATTACGCGCTCAAATCACCGATAAGAACCCAGTTGTTAGTGCCTAGGCAAATAAGAGTTGCTGACGAATATGAAGTACGCAGCTTAAGACCTGGGGTAGCGTTTACCGTAACGCCTGTTGCTGTTACTGATACGCCTGAGGACAAAGCAAGCAAATGAATCTGTGTTCCTGCCGGAGCTGCGCTTAAAGATGTATCAATCGTAAAAGCAAATGCGCCATTCATTTGAACCATAGATTCATAGTCTGTGCTTGCTAATGTGTAAGCAGCGGTTTTAGCTGTTGTATTAACAGTGAACTTAGCTTGAGCGGTTCCCCAGGATGCTGTAGAGCCATCGGTTGTTAAATACTTTCCACCGTTACCTGTTTGTGTTGGAAGGCTTACTCCAACAGTTCCCTGCACGCCTTGTGTTCCAAACGTTCCTTGAATGCCTTGAATACCCTGTGGGCCTACGGTTCCAGCAAGGACTACGGTCCAGTTGCTAGCTTGAGTTGTCCCAACACTGTAGTCGGCTGCTACCGCAAAAGTAGTACCGCTAGTGATTGTTACAACACCTTCAAAGTAGTTAGATACGGTATTAATAACTCTAATGCGATTACCTGATATAAAAGCGCCTTGAGTATTTGTAGTAACAGTTATAGTTCCTGTGCTAGCTGGTGTCAATAGTGTTGTTGAAGTTACACCAATATAACCAATACCTTGTGCGCCTTGAATACCTTGAGAGCCTGTAGTTCCCTGAGCCCCAGTTATTCCTTGAATGCCCTGTATACCGGTTGTGCCTTGAGTGCCAGTAGTACCCTGAGTACCCGTAATACCTTGAGCCCCTATTGTTCCTTGTAAACCTAAAGTTCCTTGACTTCCTTGAGTACCTTGCGCGCCTACAGCACCAGATATGCCTTGCGTTCCTGTAGTACCCTGAAGACCAGTCAGTCCTTGTGTTCCTTGAATGCCAGTTGTTCCTTGTGAACCTTGAGTACCTTGAGTACCTTGAATTCCTTGAGAACCTGTTGTTCCTTGCGCACCTGTTGTACCTTGAACAGAGTCTGCCCAAACTGTAGTAGTACCGTTGCTCTTAAGAACTTGACCGTTTGTTCCAAGAGCTACACGTGTTACCGCTCCTGAGCCTGTAGCAACAATAATGTCTCCAGCAGTTGTTACTGTTGAAAGAGGAATCTTAGTTGTATCTGTTGGTACCTGCCATGAAGCAGTTGTTCCATTAGATACCAATGCGAGACCGTTAGTCCCAATTGCAAGATTGCTTACCGCACCTGAGCCCGTACCAATAATAAGGTCACCCGCAGCTGTAACGGTAGATAGCGCTACGTTTCCAGAAGCAGTTCCAATAAGCGCGCCAGAAGAGTTAATGTAAGTTGTAGCTGTTCCACCAGAGGTTTGCCACTCTTGAAGATTGGCTGTCTGACCCGAAGTGGCTTTTACAATAAGGCCTTTAGTAGTGATGGCGCTTGGAATAATAACGTTGGCGGTATCACCAGTTTTACGAATGTATTGAGTGTGCGCATCAGATACTACGCCAGTTTCAATATTATCAATGCGCGCTTTTACAGAGCTAAAAGTTGTAGAAGTGCCGTTAAATGTACCGCTTGGGCTAGGCGTGGTAGAGGTAGTTGGGTCAACACCAATGGTAGACTCAATAGCAACAACTTCACCTTGAATATTATTAGGGTGAGACGCATCAATAATCTCAGTGATATTAACGTGTGTGGGGAAAGTCGCTACTTGGGATGGATAGGAAGCCATTGATATCCTTTCAACTACTAGTTACTAAGGTAAAGCAAATGGTGCTTATTTTCTGCGTAAACGCTAGTTTTGATGCTCTCCGTTTTGCCCACGACCTTGGTTTTGATACCCAGCTATGCTAGAGCGCTCATTACTTAAAATCATCTTACGAATGCCAAAACGAGAATCAACTATATTAGCCGGAACAGGCACAGCGTTTTTAAACTCTTTTTTACGCTTTACGGTGTCCATCGGTTCCAATGTTTTGCATTAGTGTCTCTACCTTTAATGGGCTTTGTCACTATCCCTACTCGAGTTAGCCGTTCTCTAAACTGTCGACTTGAGGTTCCAGTAGTAACGGGAGAGGTCACTGAAGCTTTTATACTCTGTGACTTCTTTTTCATTATGACTGAATTACTTTTGATTTGCTCATGCCCGGAAGAGCTGGCTGAGTAGCTTTCTTTGTCTTAGATTTTGGTGTAAAAGTATCAGAGGGCTTCTTACTAAGCGGGGTACTAGTTCCCTTTGGGTTTAGCTTAGATGCCTCTTCAATAGAGATTTTCTTAGAACCAAGAGCCTCTCTTACGTCACCTACTCTGGGGGTTTTACCCTTAGAAGAGTTGTTTTTTGTAGAAGAGGTGTTTTTATTTGTAGAAGCTGGAGATGCCGAAGGCTTCTTATTACCTTCGTTTAATTTGCGCTTTTCTTCTTTAGCTTTGCGCTTATTTTCGATATCTTGTTTTTTCTTCTTATCAGATGAAATTTTACCAACAGTTCTAGATAGTTTCCTAACTCCAGCCTGGCCTTTTCCGGTACTTTTTCTCACACCAGATATAAGGTTACCTATTGCATTTAGTTCAGCGCTCATACTCTAATTCTAGGTGCTTCTGTTCGCATTGTCGGGCTAAGTCTGGAACAACAAACCTTTTACCGCATAGGTCGCAAGTCCAGCGCTTTAAGCGCTCCTTATCATCCACGGTCTGCCCACCACATTCCAAGGGCGGTAATAACGACTAGCGTTACTAAGAATGTCCCTTGGAATGTGAAGTGGGTCAGAAAGTACATTATTTACCGCAAGTTGGGCAAACTGGCTTTGAGTCAGATGCCACTGTAGCTGTTGTAGCGTTTTTAAACTTGGGGCGTCCAAATCCAACAATTGAAATCATTTCGCCCTTTTTGTTCTTTTTAAAACCGCGGACTTTCTGTGAAACCTGTCCGCCATTTCTTTGGCTTCCCTTTTTGTCTGGGCTAGTGTTTCCTTCGATACATACGACTGTTCCATCTCCGTTGTCCTTAATAACAATTCCAACATGAGATATTCTATCGACGCCATCTGAGGGAAAATCAAAATAAGCAATATCGCCAGGCTCTGGGTCAGCAATGTCCCCATCAATCCACGCGCCAGCCTTCTTAAATGCTGCTGCACCACCTGGTGTGTAAACGGTATTAGGTACCTTTACACCAGCTTCATTAGCGCACCAGTTTACAAAAGACCCGCACCATGGTTGAAAGTTAGCCTTAGTATAAGCGCCATACTTTGTTTCATTATCTTTAGGGCCTTCGATAGTTCCTACTTCTGCCTTAGCAACTTCAATGAGTCGCGCAGCTGTGCCTTGGTCCGCCATGTTTACTTATCCCAATCTTCGTCTACTGGATGCTCAGCTGGTACCTGTCCGTCTGGCTTTGCTGAAGTAGGTGCGATTGTGATTGCTGTACCTGACTGGTTAGCCTCAACCTGAAGGTCTGCTGCTGTCTTAGAATTAACATCAACTGCTGCAAATGCTGAGTTGATTTCATCTAGTGAAAGCTTACCGTCATTCATGAAGCCACGAGCAAGCTTTTCAACAACTGCTGCGACTGCTGTAAGACCGGCAACTGTAACTGCTTTTGCTACTGAGATGCCAGCAATAGAGCCAGCACCAATTACGCCAAGACCACTAGCTGCAAATACTGCAACAATTCTTAGCAGAATGTTTCCAAACATTTTCATTATTCATCTCCTGGGTTTCTGAGTCTGAGTGTGATGCACCATACGACGAATGATGCAAGTGTTACTTTTCCAATAACGGTTTTTGCGCTACCTGTTAATACAAGCCACGCAGAGAAAAGACCAACAAAGGTCCAGATTTCACTAAAGAAATCTTTAGAAATATCTTTAAAGAATTGTCGCATTAGCTACCGAATCTCCTCCGTACTGCAGCTATCACGGTTGTGATAACCAATATCTTCTTTGCTTTTTTACGAGTAATAGGAGACATATCGTTACCGATATTGGCTAGTGCTACATAGGCTTGGTTAACAGCTTGAACAGCTGCTCCAGCGCCAGGGATTACGTCTAATGCTGCGGGTACATCAACAGGTACTAATTCTACAGGAACCGCAATATCAGGTGCGTTAAATGTTGTTCCACCTGGTTGCCCAATAAAAGTATCTGTAGTTGTAATTGCATCTGGTGGGATTGGGAGACCAGAGCCAGGTGGTGGGGCGGGTGGGGTTAAGTTTCCATCTTCACCAACAACTTGAGGCGCGGATTTAATACCAAAGAACTCAATACCTCCGTTCTCAACACCAGGCTTATCTACTTGGATATGAGGTACTAAAACTTCCTTAGGCGCTTCCTTTGGTGTAGTATCTGATAATTGGTCAGGGCTATTTGGAATAAGCCCAGGAACTATTGGAGGTTCAGGTGCAGGAGCAGGAGCAGGTGCGGGCGTTGGTTCAGGCATTGGAGCAGGCTCAGGAACAGGTTCAGGAGTTGGCTGCGGAGCAGGTTCGGGTTCTGGGGCTGGCGGTAGCTCTGGTTCAGGCTCAGGGGTTGGAGCAGGCTCCACAACTTCCTCTGGAGCTGGGGTAGGCTGTGGCTCAGGAACTACCTCAGGAGATGGCTCCGGAGACGGCTCAGGCTCTAGAGCAGGCGGCTCAGGCGGCGTTACTGAAGGCTCTGGCTCGACAGCGGGCGGAACGGGAGCAATTACAGGCTCAGGGGCAGGAGAAGGAGTAGGAGATGGTTCAGACAACACAGGAGTATTTGTTGGCTCGGGTGAAGGGGCTGGAGTCGGACTTGGCTCGGGCGTTACTTCGGGTGTCGGAGTTGGAGATGGCGTTGGATTATCAGACGGTGAAGCTGATGGGGAAGGAGTAGGAGATGGTGTCTCAGTTGGTGTTTGGCTTGGTGTGGGGCTTGGGCTTGGTGTTGGTGATATGGATGGAGAATCTGAAGGACTCGGAGAAGGAGACGGCTCACTACTTGTACTTGCGGAAGGACTCGCAGAAGGCTCAGGAGTTATCACTGTCCCGCCTGCATCAGGAGCAAGAATTGGAGCAGTCTCAACATGAACAACCCCATACTGCTCAAGAGTAACAATACTTCCATCATTTAAACGAACACCTGTTCTTGTTTGACCATCATAGGTTGGTCCAGTAACAGCGTAAACAATAGCAACAGTTCCATCTGTATTTATGGCTGCAGTAATAATTATGTTTGTTGCGGCACCTAAACGACTAATGGGCGCTCCACTACAACATGGCCTTGCTGAAATATCTACTTGAAAGCCGCCGTCACTTGAATTAATAATAAGGTGCTCATCTTCGTGCCCTTGCGGATATACAAACCAATCCATGCTGTACAAAGATATAGAAGGTGTTTGCGGGTAAGTCCAATAGGTATTGTCCGGACGACCAAATGTAATTACTGCGTTTGTAGTCGCATAAACTGAAGTATATTGTTGACCATCAAAAGTAACAGTTGTAGTAACCGGAACTTGATATGAAACGTCATCACCACCGCAAGTATCTAAAGTAGTTACTGTAGGAGTTTCGCCTTCAGGCGTAGGTGTAGCAGCTGCGGCAATGGCGGCAGCTTGAGCGGTGTTAACGCAAGTAGCGTAAGCAGATTCTGCAAATAATGCTGGAAAAAAAGCTGCGGATGTTAATACAAATAATGCTGCGAATAAACGCAGTTGTCTTATTTTAGTCTCTCTCCCGTGAGGTTAAGACTAGTATATCAATTTAAATGTAATTATCCGGGTCATAAATAGAAATTGATTTATCAACGAGTGCACGTGACATCTCTTTAGCATGATGTCCGCAAAACATTAATTCGCCATTTATAAATGTAACGATAACTCTTGCGCCTGCGCCACAAGAGTCACATCTATCTAATGCTGTACATACGCGTTGAACAGCATCTGTTTGCATTATAGGCGTTCCCCGCGTGAACGCTTAGAGTTTTCAATATCTTCTTCTTCACGCGACATAGGGCGTGGTTCTCTCATATGACGACGGTGGTGTTCAGCCTGTTCGTTCTGTGATTCTGCTGTCCATGACCAATCTATACCTTCTGGGGTAACGCCGTCCCATTGGCTCTCTGAGCGCTTATCTGTCATGCTAAACCGCCTCCCGTGCCTGTAATACCTGCGCCAGCCGCTTCGCCGCTTCCAGAGTTCATACTAGCACCTTCTTCGGTGTTTGACATAGGTGATTCTGCGCCACCATTACCAACTACACCAGAGCCACCAATAGTTAAATACGAAGGGTGTAGTACATCCCACACACCACGATTAGGCCATAGGTCTTGATACTTGTATTTTTTAGAAATCTTCATGTTTTTAAAAGTTACTTCTTCTTTTTTACGGAAGGTGTCATTAGTTTCTTGTTTAAGTCAGCTGCTTCATCAGCTGTAATATGTCCACCCTTAAGAGCTACACGGACATCTTTAGCTCCAGCAGCTTTCTTTTTAGGAGCTTTCTTTTCGTAGCTCTTACCTTTCCAAGAAAGTTTTTGAACTTCTCCCTTATTAATAACCCCGCCACCTACAACTGTACGATTACCTTGGCTAGGTAGCTCAGCTAGTTTACCTTCTGCTTTCATCTTTGCTGCGCGCTCTGCAACCACAGTTCCACTAACAGGTTGGTTAGTAATATCTTCTGTTTGACGCTTACCACTAGCTAATACTGGCTTTTCATAAGCAACTCTATAAGCAGTGCTATCCGGGCGAACCATAGCATTGGAAAGAGGGGCACGGCCAGCCGCTGCACGTGCAACTGGTCCGGCTTCACGGCGTTGAGTCTTCTGTTCTTTAGCTGCGTTCTGTAACAAAGTTAGGTCATCACCCTTACGATAGATAGCCATTACATTCCTCCTAGATACTTTTTACGTTGTTCTGCAAAATTAGCCTGACGTGTAGCTGCCTCACGTACTTCAGGTGAAGCCTTTTCCATACCACCTGGTGTTTGGCGCGCTTGCTGTACTTGAGATTGAAACTCTTCTTCTCTTTTAGATGCAGCGTCCTGGTGGCGGTTAATCACTTCTCGTTCTCTTTCTTACCAACACGACGCTTGTTCTCTTTAGCCACGTTCTTAGAATGGCTGAGTGCGCGAAGGTTTCCTTTACCATCGTTGTTCTTGTTATTATCCTTGTGGTCTACATCTGTGTTCTTAGATAGCTTCTTACCAGTCTTAGACTCGTAATCAGCGCGTGCCTTGTTCTTAGATGTAGTAACCCACTTACCGCCTACTTTTTTCTTGTAAACGTAGATAGGGCGTCCGCCATTAGCGTTGCTTCCCTTGTAGGGCCCGAACTTCTTCAATTCTGACATTACTTGCTTTTTTTCTTCTTAGCAGCAGCCATGTTGTCTACTAGATTAGGGTAAGGGCGACCAGCAGCTTTAGCGCGTGCTTTAGCCGCAGACTTCTTAGCAGGTGAAAGCTTCTTATCTTTCTTTGTTGGGTCTGGGGTTTCCCATACTTTTTTAGCCATTAGCAGTCCCACGCTCTCAATGATTTGTTAATACGTGAATTAGGGTCTTTAGCAGTCTTTGTAGAAGTGTTTACTTTCTTCATACCTTCCATGCGTGCGCAGAAAGATTTACGGCGTGCCGCAGACTTTGGTGATTTCTTAGCTTGTTCTTTCTTTACAGGAGGCTTAAGGTCAGAACCTGGATGTGCCTTTTCATAGGACTTGCGTCCCTTTTCATTAAGCCCCCCCTTAGGGTTCTTACCGGCTTTCTTTGTCCATGCTTCAGCCATTTTTCTTATGCCAATCTTTAGTTGCCTTTACGCCTTGCTTAATAGTTTTAACGCCTGCTTTTTTAGTAAGGTTAATTTTATCGTATTTTCCAATGTTTCCAGCGTGGTCAACGATAACATCGCCCTTTTTATTCTTCTTAATAGTGTGGCCTTTACCGGCAACTTTAATTGTCTTACTCATACGATTGAGCTCGGATTCCATTGGCTACCCTGACCCTTAACTTTAATACGAGGACGAGGGCGTTTCTTTTTTTCTTCTACCTTAGTACCGACTACTGTTTTAGGAGGGTTTTCTGGTTTTGGGTTAAATTCTGGTTCTGGGGTCGTATATGTTACGTCATCTGGGGCCGTACCTGGATGGTTTATGGGATTTAGGCCTAGACCTGTATCTATACCAGGTTTAGGAATGTTTGGTTCTTCTGGAGGAAGGTTTGGTTTTCTAGGATTAGGGTTAGGATTAGGGTTAGGATTAGGGTTAGGATTAGGGTTAGGATTAGGGTTAGGATTAGGGTTAGGATTTAATTTAGTTGAAGTAGTGATTTCAGGCGTTACCTTAGGAATAATACTGTCTAGGTTTTTTCGGAAAGAAGAACCCGGGCCCATACCAGATTCAAATTCGTTTTTTCTATTTGTCTTAGATGAATTACCACCAGCAGCAATCATACCAGCCTCCACCGTAGCTGCAGTTCCAGCGCCAGCTGTTGCTATGCTTGAAGCGGATAGTGGCTTAGGGTTAACTTTTGGTGTAGTAACCTTTGGTGGAGTAATCTCTGGGGCTTTAACTTTTGGTGAAGTAATTTCTGGAGCTTTAACTTTTGGCATAGGAGCTTTAGGCGGAGTAAATGTGGGATGGTCACCTATAGTAGTAGAACGTGTTCCAGGTTTTGGATAAGAAGGTGCTTTTTGTTTAGGAACAGCAGCCCCATAGTCTTTAATAGATGTCTTTGCCGCAGCTTTTTCGGCAGCAATAGCAGCTGCTTTTTCTGCATAAGTTTTAGTTTCTCTTTTAGTCTCAGCTTTAATAGCTTGTTTTACTCCAAACTTTAAACCTTGTAGACCGGCTGCACCTGCTGCACCAGCAGCTGCACTTGCTCCTCCAGTAAAAGGCGCTCCAGCAACAGCCCCAGCAACGTCAGCAGCTGTCAATACGTCTAATCCTACATTTATAAATGGAGCCGCGTACCCAAGAAGACTTTTCTTAGGGGTTGCTGTTTTTGTAACTGGAGTATTTGTTAATTTAACTTCCGGTGTTTTTACAGTTGCAGTAGAGTCTGCATTATTAGAAATACCAGAGAACTGATTAGAGGTAGCTGGTGTCGGTGCAGGCTTTGGCGCAGGGTTCGGTATTACTTCAGTACCTGAGGCTTTTGTGTAACCAGTCTCTGTTCGTGTAGCTGTAGCTGGAATAGGCCCAACAAAAGCGGTAGGCGCCGCGGCAGGCGCTACGGAAGGAAACTCGCTTGGTTTAAAAGTATCCGGTACTGCAAGGGACGCAAACTGATAAGAGCCGTTTACTTTATTAACGCCGGTTGTTGCAACGTCACTGCCACCGCTTACTGCTTCTTTCATGACTTACCTCGCGTCCATATTGCGCTTCTGACGGTTCAACCCATCAGATGCAGTCTTAGATACATTGTATCGTCCATAGGAAGCCTTTGGCCCGTCATACTGACCAACATGTACAACTCTTAACTCTTCTAATTTGCTTTTTTGATTCTGGCTTTTAAAAGGTGACTTGACAACCTTCTTAGTAGAAGCTTTCTTTGTTCTATTAGGGTGGCCTTCGCCTAGTGCGCGCTCAGCGCGTGTACGACCTAATGCTGGGTCTTTCATGATTTACCCTTCCAACAGATACATTTGCAATCGTCGTACTCGCAAATTCCATACTCCAAAGTATGGTCACAGTATTCACATCTTTTTTTCATGTCGAGTATCCCCCATGTATTCTAAATAAGTACTAAGAAGCAACTCCGTCAATAGGTCAATCTTCTCAGAATGTTTATCTTTAAAATGGCTTAACCATTGATTGGCGTCGAACCTTGCATGCGCGCACCCATTATTAACGTCATCCCAGCAAATCTTTGCAAATGTTGAAGAGGGACCGCTGGTATCCAATTGTTCCCATAACCAGCTCACGAATCTCATGTCAGGAGTATGACAGCTTCGAGAAAAAAAAATACGCCTTACACCAAAGAAGTTATCCCGAGGCTACATCAGTCGTGATGCGCCCCGGGTACAACAACGCAGTCTGTCGAACTAGTGTGCTGCCCCACCGTGGGTTGCCCCATACGCCCTATGCATCCCGTGGGAAACAACGTTGGGCGTTCCAATATTAAGTTGTTTAGATTAGGTCTAGCTCGAAGACGTCTTCTACACAGTCTTCACAGACGAGTGCTGAGTATTCAAAAGGCTCCAGGGAGAACTTCTGCGCGGTTGAGACCGGTGTTGCGTCTTCTAGCTCCATACGGTCGTTGCATACATTACATCTCATAGTTGACTCCTTCTTAAGCTTAATTCTATGGCACCAAGTAGGTAGCTTCATGCTTAACTCCTTTATCGCATCTTGGGCATTGCTGTGTTGGATTAGGCGTTCCTTGGGGCATTTTGTAGCTACCACCGCAATCAAAGCAAAGAACAGTTAAACTCATAGCTTCTCCCGACAATCTTTGCAGACCTTCTCTGGAATGCTATAGATAATTATAGTCTTACAATCGGTTGCCCACGAGCCACACTCACTGCAATATCCTTTAACTCCTACTTTGCTCATTTTAGCTCCTTCTCAATCGCACGGATGGTCTGGCAGGGATATTGCAAACCATTACACTCATAACAATTGGTACCCCATGCGCCATCAGGCAAAGTAATTTCTTGTGGCTTATGCAGGTTCACTACCGCAAGAAGAGCATCTTTAAGCTTTTGACTTCCGCCATCAATAGCAATATGGGTAAGCAATTCATCGTGTGTCATCTCCACCACCCCTTAGCGGAACCATAGCCATAGATACCAAAGGCGATTCCTAGCGTGTTGAGTGCACCGATATATATCAATAATCCAATAATCATTACCGCACCGTACACCTACCGGCAATATCAGTCAATTCACAAAGCGCGACGAAGGGCTACTGCCTTCCCCCATAATGATGAAAATGGTGCGTAAGCCCTGGTGCCCGTCCTGTGGCGTGAGTCACTTAACCGTGGGGGGTCTCTATTCTGTGAGTAGTCTGAGAGTCGCCGTATGGGAATAGATAGGGCGCGCTTGTGGTTCTATATGTTGCCGTGACATCGGGCTTGTTCTTTGATAATTCTATAGTGTGAAATCCACCAACCTAGACGAAAGGTCTATCTATGTCCATGTGCGAGGATTATCCTTGTTGCGGGCATACAGACGGGCTTGGTTGCGATTGGGTTAGTCCCAATGAAGTCGTGCCATGTAATGTCTGTATTGAGGCGCGAGCCTCTAGCCCGTATCACTCTCAAGCGGAGGGTTGCAAGACCCAACGCGCAAAAGCCCGCGAGGCTGTACCTACCGACGCTCTATGCTTCACTTGTGAGGACGAAAGCGCCGACATTATGAGCGAGGGTCACCCCCTATGCTTCTCTTGTGAAAGTGACATGCTCGCGTTTAATCGTCAAATGCAAGAACAATATGACGACGAATACAACTAAATAGAAGTAGGGGGAGGCGCAAGGCGCGCCTCCCCTCTTTATTAGAAAGGCATAAATCATGCGACCAACTATCGCTAAAGAAATCTATCCCCTATATAAAGAAGCGCGTGAGTGGCTTGTCCAACGGCGCGAGGAATACCGCAAGGAATGTGAGCAATACTACAAGCAAGGCTTCCGCCCTCAGTACTGTATCCACGGCGTGAACATGTGGGTAGATTACGATTGCGCTTGCTGGCAGTGTGAATTAGATGAACGCTCAGATATCCAAATTGCTCGCGATTTGGCAGTGCGCGAGTTTACCCAACGACTACAGAAGGTGGCTCTAAATGACTACATTTGAGTGGGGCGTATGCCTCTTTATAGTTCCGTTCTTAATCCCAATGCTCTATGAAACTATCCGTGAGCGCAGGTGCGCGGTATGCCGTAAGGTCGTATGGCGCGGTGCGCCTAAGGTTCTAGATAGTTATCATCACCTTCAGTACCTATGCTCTGGTGAGTGTTTGGATAACTACCGCGGTTGGTACTGTGTTGTGTGCCAATATCTACACGATAACGATACAACTATGGAAGGCTACAACTCTTGCATTGAATAGTTATCCACAGGACTTATCCACAGGGGCTTCCCTCCTTGTGGATAAGTTTGTGTTGGCCGCCCCCCTATCCTCACCATTAAACAAATGCGAAGCATTTGTACAAAGCCAAAGGCTTTGTCAACACAAACATTCT